AAACCCTATACATACCTCTACATCTTCCGGTAATTTCTGCTGCCTTTACTTCACCCATGACGGTTCTCATGAGAATGCCTGTAGATTTCTCATCAGAGTTCTGTTGTTTCTCTACAAACATATTAACAGCCTCACCAAGGCCTACCTTAGCGAGGTTAGATTTAGAAATTGTACCGGCTATATTCTCAATTAATTTAACTTGACTAGCCATATTTCTCCTTAGAACATTCCATAACCTGCAAGTAATTCAGCTTGCGTCATGGTATGTGGACTATCCCAGTAATTGTTTCTTAACAATACTCTATCTTCAGCCTTTGGTGTTCTGACATTATCAACTAATACCCTAACTTCGTTCTCAAGTCTATTCATCTGAGATTCATCAAGACGTGGATACATTAATGCAAGCTTATGAGCTAAGGCTACGATTAAGAGTTCAATGTAGTTCTCTGGAATAAATAAATCAGAATCAATATCGAACTGCATTGCTTCGTTATATGTAATCTTTAATCTGTAGTTATCTGGGTAATATAACGGTTTGACATTCAATACCCATTCGCCTTCAGATTTCTGAGTATATGTATAAACTCTTGCATTTCTGGAATATCTATCGAAATCAGTATGGTTAATGAAATCTAATTTGTAATATTCCTTATACGGTTCATTTGTATCAGAGATAACATATATAGAATTAATCTTTGCAACATCCCTAACCTGGAAATGTAACATATTCTGATATTCTAACATTTCCTGATAACGTTGTGGATATGGTTCCGATGGTACAAATGACTGCCATGTATAGATTGTACCTTGTTCTGTACCAACTGACATTACTCTGAAGAGCAAATTTGGGGATTCCTTAACAATAGCCCATACATTATTATGCAGGTCTTCTTCTGTTAATTCATATTCTTCTCTCTCTTCATTTGTATCGAAATAAAGGTTATTGTTACCCTTAACTACATCCGTTTCATCATAAATATGAATTAACGTAGATTTAGGAATAATGACAGATTTCTGGGTCCAGCATAAGAGGCAATCCGAATTGTATTTAGCTATAATTCCTTTCAATAAACGGTAAGCGTTCTCTACTATATCTCCAGGTACGGCTTGGCGTCTAGGACAAATATTAACTCTGGCGCACGATTCTTGAATCAAACTGCGTACTTCCATAAATTCTCCTTAAATTCAAATATACAGAATAATTAGATTCCTCTTAAATGACCTGTCCGTTTCCAATATGCATATTCTTTCATATATAATTTAGGATCATCAGACCTATGCATATGGTAATACGATTCAAATAATTCTCCAAATTCTGTTCGCAATTTATTATTTCTGGTTATTCTACCTTCTTTAAATCCAGATGGACATACATAAGTCATAATTTCAGTTTCGCCATTTGTATACCAATGCATATCTAAATTTCCTTTACTTATTTCTTCAGGATGCTCTAAATGATAATTTCTAAGACCTTTGCTAACATTATCTTTATGTTCTTTACTTAAATGTTTACCGGTTAAAGCCTGTGACACATGTTTATTCCATTCATCATCATGTTTAACATTTCGCATCTTATTAATACTTTCTTCTGAATGTCGTCTACCTGTCTGTGTATCACATTTAAATTTATTTACTATTACAACTGCTTCTTCATAATCTTTAGCCATCTGTTCAGCAGTTTCAGGTGTCATATATTTAAGACCTTTCTTAGCCATAAATGTAAAGGCCGTGGCCATTCTCTGTCTAAATCCTTTCTTTGCAAGCAAATAATAGTAATAATGTACTAAGAAATGGTCGGCTAATGACAATGATATAAGATTATCAGAATCATTATCTACAGGTTCTCCCAGCATCTTACTGAAACTTCTAGGAAATTTGTGGTGAAGATTTCGATTTGATACCCTCTTCTTAGGATATTTCTCATTCTTCGCGAATATTTCAAGAACCCGATTCCAATATTCATTATCTGTTTCAAATACTAAACTATAATCATGTTGCATCTTTATGTTCCTCTTCAAATTCTGCTTTAAGTTGTTTACAAGAATTATAGTTCATAATATAGAAATCTTCTCGAGAATATTTGGATTTGAAATATTTGTCGTAAATTTCATCTACTCTACAAATAAATGGTCTGTCTTCGTAAATACTACATTTATTATCATCTGTGAGGAATTTACAGACACCATCTCCTCTATCCAATTCTTTCATTATCTTGCCTGCTACACGACAACAATATGCCTTGCATCCTTCACAGTTAAGTGCCATAACCCATCCTCATCAAATATTCATCAACAAGTTTATTTGCCTGCTGGTCAGTTAATATTTCCTTATTACCGTGATTCATCGCATATACAGCCAATGCAACTGCATCGCAAAGGTCAGGTGAATGTCCCAATATCTTCTTTACATCTTCCTTCGGTAACAATGCAACCAATCCACGGTTATTGATAAATGCAGACTGTGCAAGTAATTCTTCTCTTACTTCATCATTTACCCAGAAACCATCCTTTACGGCCTTTGCGAGCTCCATATACATTTCTGTTCTAATATTAGGATATTTGTCTTCTAATATAGCTTTCTGTGCGAAATTGATACCTCCTAGGTCATATCCCTTGGTAGTAACGAAATCGAATGTTCCTTGACCGTAACCACCCGTCAAATCTATGTTACCGCCTTTAATCTTGTATTGGTCATACATTTGTGTAACGATATTTGCTTTCTCGAATACAGTAGCTTCTAAGGTTTCCTTATAGTCAACCATTCCGAATTTATCAATGACAACATACATATCAGAGTCAGCACCCATACCCGCAGCATCCATACCGAAATAATAGATGCCGTCTGTATCTCTCTTAGACGTCGGGAATTGGCTTCTAAATATAATCTGAGAGGCAACGTCTACATCCAATATTTCACCCAATACCTGTTGTTTGTAAAGGTTAGAACCTTCTCCGTACCTTTCTTTCAATTCATTCTTGAATTCTTCAGATGTAAACGGGTTATCCAAAGCTGTTGCATGAATAATACATTCTGGATGTTTCTTACATAGAGCAGAGAACCAGTTCTGAATTCTTTCTGTAGAATTTGGTGACGAAATTAACCTAGTCATAGGTTTATATTTGCCACCTCTCATACGGTCTTTCGCATTATTATAGATTTCTTCGTTACCGTATGCTGCTTCGTCCATACATAACATGGATATTTCCGTCAAACCTAACAATGCATCTGGTGATTCTGCTGAGAATGCAAATAGAATAGAACCATTATCGAACTGTATTTCGTTACTTGCCTTGTTATGCTTAACACCGATACCAAACTCTGCACATCTATTCTTAATTTCTCGTATAAGAACTAAAGTAAGAGCTCGGTAATTCTGGGCAATTACTATACCACGTATTCCAGGTTTCTTTACACATTGAAGAACAATCCATAACGACAGAGCGTATGATTTCCCTGCACTAATTCCTGTACATGCAATTCTTAATTCGTCATCGAAACCGTCAAGGATAAACGATTTCTGCCATTTGGATAATTGTTTCTTCATTATACTATATCAAAGGTTATGGATAAATTCTTATCTTCTTTCTGTTCTACTTTCAACTGTTTCTGATCTTTACCCCAATGATTCTTGTCTCTCCTCTCAAGAATATTCAGAAACCTATCTGCAAGCTTATGATTAGGTTCTTCCATGAGCATCTTTGTCAACATATTTCTAACTAAGAGAATCTTACCTTCGTAGAATTCATCAGAAATATCGTCAACTATAATACCTACTGGTGCAAGATGAAATACAAGTTTCTTAAACTCTTCTTTCGTTTCTGTTGATAACAGACCATAGGTTAAATCAATATTAATCTTAGGAACTTTCAGTGTTCCAATATATTCTTCAAATGTTACATGCTTGAAATTCTGTTCAAGCCATTCAGATAGTTTCATTTCTTTCTCCTGTATTCCGCAATTTCATGCAATTCCTCCTGTGTGTACATGGGTTGCGGTAATGTAGAATTTACTAATTCTTGCAAATTCTTTACTTGTTTATCTAATATAGCTAAAGAAATCTTTATCTCAGCTATATCCTTATTAATTGTTGATTTGTTATTTGTCATAATATGTCCTCTTTCCATTAATAACTTTCCAATGTCTACCGGTTGTTCCTTTATTCCATGGTGTACGCCCTTTCATTGCAATAGATTGTTTACGTTTCTGTTCATCCGTTGCACGTTTACCTTTATTTGGTGATGGTTGTCCTTTACGTGAATTTGAAATCTTGCGTTTAGATTCTTCTGAATATTTAAATCCTTTATGATGTAAAGATATATGATCTTCTCGTGTTAAGAATATTAATTCTGATGCAGGTCTGTTATAATAAAGATTCATTAATTTCATATCTTTAATGGTATTAATATAATCATAATTAATTTCTAACTTATGGTGACAATGCCATGTATTTATTGTATCATTGATAGCTTGTTCATAATTCTCTATTAATGAAATATCTTCTTTACAATATTGTTTAACTTTATACATTTCTATCATATAATTTCCTTTAAATATTTATTAAATATAGAAATTATTTATGTATTAAATATAATTAACCAACAATTCCGCGTTTCTGCATATATGCACGTTCTTTAACGAATTCTTCAAATGGATAATCTCCAGAAGTATCTTGTAGGTTTCCTACATCATCTGTATTCACAAAGAATCTTCTAAATGAATAACCCGCCTGTCTGTCTTGACATTCTGATTTAATCTTCTTACCTCTCTTCAGATGATATTTCTGTAATATCCAATAAATACCATGGTCATCCAAAGGAACGTTCTTCATGAAATCATAATCAACTTCCTCTCTCAATGCTGCTACAGCTCTAGGACCGTAAACCATATATTGGCCCATAGTATATTCATCAGATTTGGTACATAACCAGTCACAATCCTTCATATTCTCTTCAATTTCTTCAAGATATGTTTCAGGATATGTAACGTCATCATCTAAGGTTACTAAGATATATTCGCCTTCAATATTATATATAGTCGGCATAATCTTCTCCCAGACCTTCATATCTGATTCTTCGAAACTTATATCAAGGTTATCATTCTCTTTATCTAACTCGATTAATTCCTTCGGTAAATCCGCATAACCGAATGGGAAATTATCGAAATCGAGATTTAACCTAACCAAGTCTGGTTTCCTTGTCTGGTTAAGGATTGATTTAATTGTATTATGTGCTTGATGGATTCTCTTATTCCACGATGTTAAACTTACGATTATCTTCATATGCTATATAATTAGAAATTCCCACTACAGCATATTGTAATGGGAATTATATCGTAATAGATGGTAATAAATTTAATTAATCACTGACTAAATTAATCATATTTAATTCTGCTATTATATCATCTAATATTAATCTTCTTTGTGTAGATTTCTCTTCATTTGATAATGCTGAATTATTTATTTCATTTAATTTATTTAAATTTGTTTCTATATTATCAGCTTCTGTTACAAATCCTTTCCTACGAATTTCACTTAAATTTAAGTCATTCTTTAACATCTTTGTAAGTTCATTACTAGGTAAAGTCGTATTATCTGCAATTTGTCGTAATTGATTATTTGTAAATTTATATGTATTTGTTGGTTCAAATGCAATTCTATCAATCATTCTTCTTGTAGATGGATGCCAATTATCTGGATTATAATATTCATCAGCTAATTCTTTAGTAAATACATCTCCTTCTGTAGCATACTGTCTCCAATTATCTTGCCATTTATCAAAGAATTCTGGTCCTTTATGATCTACTTTGGTCATTCCTACTTCACTCCAATCTGGAACAAATTCAGAAAGTAACGGTTCTAAACTTTGTTTATTTCTTCCAGTATTCTGACCATAAATTACCTCACCTTGATGTGCATGTAAGTCAGGATTTAAGTTAGCTATAGAATATGCATTCTCACTATTATATGATATTGGTTCTTCTTTGGCTAGTTCTCTTAATCGTTCTGCTAGCATTGGATTACCAGCTGCTTCTCTCTCAGCTTGACTAAGTAAAGATGCATTTATAGAATTTGTTAATTCTTTATTTACTCTGAGCTTAGTAGGATTAGATTTCATTGGCATACCCAACATAACAGCTTCCTTCGCATAGTCAGACCAATCGCCACCATTTCTGTAATTTCCATAGAATGGTACAATATCTTCAGCTGCAATCTTTAATGTTTCTGTTGCAGGTCCTTCTGGATTGTCTCTGAAATATTGTAACGCTCTCGTTAATGGTATACCAGCTTCTACCATTCTATCAAGTAAACTACCGTCTAATTTCAATTTAATGAACGGTTCATTTGGCTTATATGGTTCCATAAATTCTCCTTAGAAATATACAGAATAATTAGTTGATATAATAAGAAATCCCGGATCGTTTGGTCACCGGGATTTGTGAGGTATAAATATATAGAAAGTATTAGTGAATGTTAAATTATTGAATAACTGAGCGTTTGTTTGTTATTCAATATTGTAAATATAGTAAATTTATCTATATTCAGGATGCTTTGAAATAAATTCTGACCATTTCTTATTTGCACGCACAATATCTTCATTTGAACATGCCTGTGTAGGAACTGGTGCTGGAACTTCATTCGGATCAAACGGCTTTGTTGATACATCTGGATATAATACTGCTGGATTTAAATCTTTGACACAATTATCATACTGTGCAATCCAAGTATCAAACATTCTGTCTTCAAGTCTCTTAAGTCTATCTTCAATCTTGTCAGTTCGCAATTCTAAATCTTTAATCTTTGCTTCTTGTTCTGTCATTACTTTACCTCTTTATTATTAATTCTTTGCGCAAGCTGTATTGCATCTTCAATATTATGTTTAATTCCATTCTCTGTAAATTCCTGGTTAGGAATCCATCCACCTTTCTTAGTTTGACGTGTTGTTTCTTCCCATTTAGTTGTATTAACGGATTTAATCAAATGTGAAACACCATCAAACATATCATTACGGTCGAAATTTGCTTTCAATACCATTGCGTCATAGTTATATTTACCGTAACCCTTTGAATAAATATCACCACCAGAAATCATAATTTGCCATGTAATTTCTTTAAGGAATTCCTTCCAATCTGTAAACTCTACAATTTCATGGTTATCAATAAATCTAGGTATAACGGTTGTTAATTCATGACGTGCAACAGTTCTGTCTTTACCATTAACTCCATTTATAACTCTCGTTTCAGGTGGTAATTTCTTTACTAAAGTTAACGTGTTGTAATCTTGATCACAGAATGTTATACACCACATTATAGTATCTGGATCGAAATGATTACCTTCAGGAAATAAACGCTTGTTAACATATGTATTTCCATCACCTTCAATATCTATTGTTCTGAACTTCATTTAGAATACCTCTTTGACCCAATGTTTGCTGAATTGCTTACCATAGGTCTTATTAAATACATTATATTTATAAGAACATGAAACTGAATTTCGCTTCTGGTATTTCTCTTTATATTCAGACTGGGTCAGGGTTTCAGCTTTAAACTTGTCACCGTCTTTAATTAAATACATATGCGGTGTTTCACGATGAAGAAGTTTCTTGATTGTTTCAACTTCAACACCATAGAATTCTGCCTGATTTAAATCAAATATATCTTCGTTACTCATAATATGTAAATATAGTAAATTATTCTTTACTTTCCTGTATTATATATAATTTCTGATCTTTGATTGTTTGTTTAATGAAATTTACACAACCTTTGTATAACCATTGGTCACTAAATCCATATG